CAACTGTACCATCTTCCACTGTAGTTAACAGTGTGTTGTTATATCTGTCTATTGCATATGCCATTATTGTGTAACCCCTAGTGCTATTATATTATTTATCGTTTTTCTTAGTACGCTGTAGTTGACTGGTGTGCCCAACCTGTTCCGCTTGATTTATATGTCATTAGTGTTCTTGCAGGAGTTAGAATAACATTACCGCTTGCTCCTTCAGCAGCAAAAACAATGTCCTGTACTACTGATTCATTTTCTGTACCATTTGCATCAACTGCAATATAACTTACAACTTTTGCACTTTCTACATCCACGCCTTCAACTGTTGCTCCAGCATATGATGTTGTGTGTATACGTGCAAGTTTATTAGTGTTTAGTGTTGCTGACGGATACATGTCATTTAAATATGTCGCAATGGCATTTTCTAGTGTTGCACCAGTACCTAAACCTGTAACGTCCATACTAAATGCTAATGGTTCTGTAGAAATTTCTTCATCTACATACTCTTTAGTTGCAACAGTGTCAGCTGTTGATTCTGTTATACTTAATCTTGCTGCTTCTCTTGCGCTAATAGCCTTAGCAACACCAGTAATTTTTTGCGTATCAGTAATATTAATGTCACCGCCGCCAGTTATAGCAATGCCATTTGTTGATATAAATGCCATATCATTCGTCGAAGTTATAGTCTTACCATTAATTGCAATTTCATCAACCTGAAGTTGTGTAAGCGTACCAATTCTGTCTAAATCAAGTGCTTTAGTAACATTAACTAATGTATCATTAGTAAGTTTATCTACGCCTCCGATTTTATAAGTTAAATTAACGTTTGATAAGTCAACGTTTACATTTGAAGTAAACGAATTTGTAGCATTTTTCCAAATTAGGTCTTTACTGCCATTACTACTATTAACACTAATGCCTGATTCGTCTGCTTGTGCATCTGTAAGTTCTGTACTATCGTTTAGTACGCCGATTTCTATAATCTTATCTTGAACTCTTAGAGTTTGCACATCTAATGCAACTCTTGAGCCTTCGACAACTAAGTCTCCGGTAACTCTTAAATCACCTTCTACATCTAATGTGTATTCTGGAAGTCTATTAGTTGTAAAAATACCTACTCTAGCTGTGCTTGCATCTACATAAATTGCATCTACCGAAATAGCCCCGAACGCACTTGATTTAACTCTTAAACTTAAATCGTGATCTGTAAGTTGATTTTCAATATAAAAACGTGGGCCAACAACTTTTTGTACATTATTCTGCGATAGGCCAATTGTTAAGCCGCCTGAGTTTTGAATTGTTAGTGTGCCAGTTGTAATACCACTTGCTGTTGATGGAAGGAAACTGTCAGCAGTTCTAACTACACCTCCTGCTGTAACAAGTGCATTTGCAGAATCTGCAATACCTCTATACTTAAAATTAGCAGTATCAATTATGTTGTATCCTACACGAATAATGCCATCTGGATTTGATGCTGTAACTAATCCTAAAATACGCTGTGCATAAATTGGAGTAAATTCAATTGCACTAATTACAGCCGAAAGTGTGCCGCCAACATATAGGTTTGTTACAGTACGCGAACGACTTTGTTGATCAAGAATACTACCAATTTCAAATCCACTTTTACCTTGAGACTCTGTATATTGTGGGCCCATTAGCATTAAATCTGTGCCGTCGAATGCATATACTTGGTTGTTTAAGTTATCAATCCATAAATCACCTGCAACCATTTGAGGACGAGTATTTTGTACAATCGGGCCTCCGCTTGATTTCCATACTGTGCCGTTATATACTTTTAATCTTTGATCAGTACTATCCCACCATAGCTGCCCAGTTAGCGGATTACTCGGAGCTGCTGTATTTGAAAAATTTTCTAATAATTTTATAAAGTTTTCGTTAAAGTATTCACCGTAACCACTATAGTTTCTACCAACTAATGTAAGGTTTGTACTAGCTGTATCAATTTGGCCATCGATTAAATCTAGTAGCAATGTTCCGTCTGTTTTGTTTAGTTGATAACTCATGTTACTCTCCAGTGTAGATAATATAGTTGACTGCTAAGAAAGGATTCATAACATCAATTGGTGCACCTAATGTTGCATCTGTTTTGATGCCGCCACTGGATGCAATTCCTTGTGTTCCGCCTAATCCTGGCTCAATAGGCAATGTAATTGCATTATCATCAACAGGTTCGCCTGCTCCAACTCTAACACCATAAAATTGTGTTCCGCTTTCGCCTTCTAAATCGTGCTCGTGCTCTGGCAGGTTGCTTGTTGTAATTGCCTTAGTTTCTGTTCCTGCATTGCCGCCGATAGCATCAGCAGCAAGATTTGTAACTCTGTTTGCACTTGGGCCTCCCATATTGTCAAGACCTAGTGCAAATCTGCCTCTAAAGTCTGGCAATGTAAATTTATTTACACCGTTGTCACTAACTAAACTAGCATCTTTAAAGTTATGTTGAATGGCAGCCCATAATGCATTGTAATCGGACTTATTAATTTCTTGTCCATCACATAATAGCCAACCTGTTGGGGCTTCTTCTCCACCAAATGGCATCATTGCGCCTGCTGGCACAAGTGGTATTGTCTTTAAGAAATTACGCTTTGTAATCCTCTTTACACCAGTAGTACCAGTTGTTACATTTAATAATAATTCATCTGCGTTTCCTGCATCATAAGTAACTTCTTTGTTACTAATAAAACTATTAGCAATACTTACTGAGAATGTCTTAGTGCTGCCGCCAGTTTGTCCGTCAAATTCAAAACTGTTTGGTTCGACATCACCACTTAGTGCAAATGTTGTAGCACTTGCTAGTCTATCTGCACTGCCTGCTCTACCACTAACAGTACCACTTACATTGCCTTGGATATTACCAAAGAATGTTGTAGCATGTATTTGGTCATATTTGTTAATTGCAGTACCAATAGTCCTCGAACTATTGCTGTCAGGGGCAATATTACCTGTTTGTAATACACCGCCAACATCAACGTTGCCGCCAATGTATGCATTAAGTGCAATGCCCAAGCCGCCTGTTGTTACAATACTTCCTGTGCCGATTGATGAGGAATTTATAACACTTGTAACATTTAGCACACCAGTTTCTGCTTCGCCTGTTTTGGGTGATATTTTAATATTTCCCTGGACATCAATCGATTGCTCCGGTGCAGCATTATTAAATCCAACATTACCGTCACTATTAATACTCATAACCGTTGGAGTTAAGTTTCCGTTACGCATTCTAACGTCAATGCTTGATCCGCTTGTGTTATGTTGTATAACTCCAGTTTCGCCAGAAATTCCTAAACTTAGTTGGCCTCCGGTACCTATTTTAACACCATCATTACTTTTAACACTTAATTGGAAATCTGTGCTACTTGCTGCGTTGCCTCGTAAAAAGTTACTTGCTGGAATTACTGTATTACCGACAATTAGTGCTTCTGCTTTTTCAGAAGTTCCAAAATACTTTAGTGCCTGTAATCCAACAATTGCTTCATCTGCAATGTTCATACCAGGCTTAATACCTGTTCTAAATCCTTTAATTGAGACTTTTGGAATAAATGCTTGACTACTAATAATAATTACTGGCTGGTCTTCGACCTTAATTGCAAGAACGTTGTATGTTACATCATCCGTGCCTGCAATTGCTTGCGATTGTGCACCTGTTAGTAGACCGTCACTAAAGTCCGGTCCAACTAGTACCCATGCACTGCCTGTAAACAAATATAGCTGTTGGCTTTCTGTGTTTACCCACAAGTCGCCGGCGCTTGAATTTGCTACTGCTGGTGCGGCGCTGGCTTTTTTAAGTCCGCCGCTGGCAACCCAGTTTGTACCGTCATACACTTTAAGTTGATCAACACCTTGTGTGCTATCGTACCAAAGTTGACCTTCTACTGGGCGTTCTGGTGATGTTGTGTTTGCAAAGTTTTCTAATAGATGTAAGAAATTAGTATTTACAGCAGAACCGTATCCTGTTTCGCCGCGCCCTGGGAATTTTAATGTAGTTTCTTCGTTAGTAATATTATCAACAACAGTAATAGATCCTTTATTAACAGTGTCAGTGTAGTTTATTGTATATGGCATATTCTACTCCTTAACCTGCTAAACTTTGGACACGAACAGTATAATCAATTTGGATTAATCTGTTAAGTGATTTTTGTACTGGGTGAAAAATAACATGTGTCATTAAACGTCCTATGCCAGAAGCACTATAACTACGCAATCCTAATTCATCAAACACATAAGGACTGTCTGTTGCGCTTGCAGTATCAAATGCATCTTGTCCATTTGGTTCGCCGTAATCAAGTAAACAGCTTACAACAATATCAGTATAATTTGTGCCACTGACATGTCTAGTTTCTAGCTTGTTTCTTGCAGGATCAGTGTTGTTTACACTCCTGTCATCAACAACCTTAGTATAAGTTTGATTGTACAGACTTGCATTTGTTCCTGTACTATTAGGTGTTAAATACGTAATAATTCCTGTTGGATCAACGCTCGTTCCGCCATTTCCAAAACTCATTTCATATATAAAGCCTGCGCCTGCATTAGACAAACTTTCAGCAAGTGCAATACTCATATTTTCATAGTGAATTGCATTGCGCTTGTCAATGTATACCTTTTGTGATTCAGGGTCAAATATCTTAATATGTCCCTGAACTAATACTCCGTTTGTGTCTTGCATGTTATCGCTCATTTATTTTTCCTATACTGTATTTATTCAGGTAGCTCAGATGTAGCTGCACGTAAGAATCTTGCAATGCTATTTTCAGTATCACCTAGTGATTCTCCGAAAGTTGTCCAACTTTGTCCTACTTTTTTCACAACTGTTACTCTTATATCTTTTGCTGGAGTAGCAAGTAATGTAATTGCGTTAGTTTCCGCATCAAATGTAAAGTCTGCTACAACTGTAGTATCGCCTTCTGGGCTGTCTAGTGCAGTTAACGGATTAAACACATCAATTGCTGTCTTACGCATACGCACACCGCCCACAAACACTTCAATCTCATTAATCGATGCTACTGGGTAGCCAATCTCAAACGTTGCTGTAGCGCCGTCTGCTGTAGTGTTGTGCGCCAGTGTCCTATCTTTGTACGGAACAGTTTTACTTATGTTTTGATCAAAGACCTTAGTACTAATTGCATATGTATCCTTAACTCCAGTACCCAATGTACCTCTACGCAATTGACGTAATGTATTTTCTTCTTTTACAAAGTATTCAATACGCTCGCCATCGATAAAGATTACACCTGGCAAGTTTTGTCCCTTGTTTGGTTCACTTAGGCTAGACCCATCTACAAGCTCAATTCTTAAATCATAGTAATTTAATGTTTGTGCAAGTGTAGAAGCGGGTGTTTCAAGACGCTTAAAGTGTGTTCTATTAAGCATATCCTTAAACTGCCTATATGCAAACTTAGGCTTACTAATAGGAGCAGTAAAGTGTATAATGTCAATAACATCATCGGCTGCTGGCTGTCTAACTAGTTGTACTTTCATTCTATCGTCAGTTACAGAATAGTCTACGCTAGGTGTTAATAGTTCACCGTTTACACTTACCCATACATACTGTGCATCAACAGCAGGTTTGCGTAGTGCAATTTCACCTACAGTTGTTCTACGATATGTAACATAGTCAATATCTTCTGGTATTAAAGTAGTTCTTTCTACTACATCATAATTAATACGCTCAATATCTAATAAATCATGATTAGTAAACTGAATTACTTCTATTACTGCGCTGTCTGCTGGAGCAGTGTCTAAAGTAATTGTAGTTCCGTTAAGACGATAGTCTCCGTCTGTGATTACATACATTTCAAGTAAATCGCCCGGTGCACCGACTTCATCTGTTAATGTAATACTACTGTTTGCAATTTCAAAACGCCACTGTAGCGGAGTAGTAATTTCGACACCGTTTAAAAATATTTTAATATCAGCGACATCTAAACTACCTGCTGGCATTTGGAATATCTCTAATGGAAATTCTCTTTGACTATTTGCAGGAATTGTATACTGAATATTATATCCTGCATTTAGTATTTTGTTATTAACTTTTACTAGAATATTATGCTCAGTTGGAATAGCATACAATGGGCTATTTGCTAATACAAATACAGTGTCTGCGCCATTGCCAGCAAATGTGTCTTTAGTAATTTGACTATAATTAACTTGCTCATCTGCTGAGAATACAGTATAATTAATTATTGCTCCTGATGCAACCACTTCATCAAATCTAATAACTGTCTTAGGAGTTGTTTCAGATTTAAATGCTACAACTGTTTGTTGCACACCGTCAATACTTACATATACAGTTGCGCTGGTTTCCCAATCAACTATTGTTTCGAATTCAGTAGTCGATCCATCTCCAATTAACTTTCCAAAATCTAATATATTTTGTGTGCCTTGTGCAACTGTTACAATACTAAGTTCTGCTCCTACTATTGCTGTATCAAGTGTTACAGTATTTGCAGCCCAATTAATTGTATAATCTGTTTGCGGTAAGATCACATTAGCAACTTTTACAATAACTGCATCACTACTATTTGGAGTAACCCCTAAGTCGTATACAAGTGTACTATCCATAATATAACTTTGACTATTAATAATACCTTGTCCTGCGCTGTCTCGTGTGAACACTTTGATATCTAATGTATCCAATACTTGGCCTGGAACAATTTCTTCGGGGCCGCTACTTGTTGTTGGAGTAACAAATCCATCACCGTCTACAATAATTTCTTCTGCTGCGATGCCACGTGCTGATGTATAAGCTAGATCGCCGCCACTAAGTGCAGTATCATAACTAGTAGCATCAGGTGTTGTTGCACCGTCACTTGTAGTTTTTCTTACAACAAATACATCACCGTCTAACAACGCTATTTCTAAATCCTGTACGTAAACTATATCAGTTACACCGTCACCTGTAATACTATTTGTAATTGCATTTACGTTAGTAGGAGTGCCTGCAATAAAGTTAGGATCGTCAAGTCTTACAAAAGGGTTTGGGTTTGGTACAATATCACTTGCTAGTTGTTTGTAAAGATTATAAACAACGCCGCTTTCTAACGGAGCACTTAACTGTACCGCAACCGTACTGCCGTCTGCTATAAATATTTCATCTTCAAATGTGCTATCAAATTCGTCCCAATTATCTGTATACCACGGAGCAGTATCAAATCCTGCAGGTCCGTCAAAATTGAAGCTACTTACTTCTACGCCGCCATAGTCGATGCCGGTCATTAGTTGTGTTAGTTCGCTGCCATACATTCCTGCGGTAGGAGCATATGCAAATTTAATTCTATCTTCTGCACTCAGCATACTTAGAGGCAAATTATATTCTACACGTATTACTGCATCTAACTTAGGCGGAGTTGTAAATATTATTTTACCTTTTTCTCGAGTATACAACTTGTCATTATTTTTAATATTTTCGTATGTATATTTGCTACGTAACTGTAGTATATTATCTACATATACACTTACCTTTTTTGTATTAAGATCCATTGGCCACTCTAAGAAGAATCTGTTTTCAAACCCTGTTCCGGTAAATGTTTCAGTTTTTGCAAGTGTACTAAATGTAAATGTTCCGCTTGTTCTATCAAACTTAATTTTAACTGTTGAACTTCTTACGACTCCATTGCCTAGTACTGCTGTTGCTTTTGCAGGTGTTCCTGATTCTAATTGTGATCCGGAAATAACAACAGTTGGAGCACTAGTATACCCAGTGCCTGCATTAGTCACTTTAATACTAGTAATTTTTCCGTAGCCTAAGTATGCTTGTGCTGTTGCACCAGATCCACCGCCGCCTACTAGAGTAACAATCGGTTCGAATGTAAAGCCACTGCCACTATCGCCTAATTGTATTTCGGTTACTTGGTATCCGTGATTGTCTTTCCAATTTTTACGTGGATAAGCAGTTGTGTCTAAGTTTTCTTGTTGTATTTCGTTATCTACAATAATTGCTCTGCTTGCATCAATCGTGTTGGTTACACTATTATAAACTGGCGATAAATCAAAATCACTAATACTAGTATTAGTTGGGTCTGTAGCTGTATATTCGCTTACAAATTCTCTTATCTTTGTTGAATATGGCTTAAACTCTTGAACAAAATCTTGATAGTTTTCTAAATTATCATTATTAAATGTTATATCTTGTTGATTTAATGTTTCTTTATTATGTTTTGCTTTTACGAAACTAGTTTTAAACATCCAATCAACTGCCTGCTGTTCTGACATTACATAACGAAGTGCTGCCATAAACAACTGATTGTATTCAACTTCTAAGTCTCCTACAAAGATATTGTCTCTAATAGTTTCAAGTATAATTCTTAATTCAACACTAGGATTGTTGTCGTAAAAATTGCTGTCAAAACTACGGTTATCAAATCCTACAGTATTCTTTGAATAGTCATATAATGTATCTTTAAATTGTATTGTGCCGTTCTGTCTGCCGATAGTAGCATAGTTAACTGTGTAATCTTCGCTATCTTGTGCATCTATTTTTTGAAGCAACAACCAACCACCACTGCCTACGTTTTCAATCTTAACAACATTGCCTATGTTGTTATCTAGGCTAGGTAGCAAATACGACCCTTTAATTGTGTCGTTAATATTAGTAAATTGATTGAAGCCGCTAGCATACCAATCTACATAATTCCAGTATGCATCTACATTATAACTTTGAAGCTTTCTTCTATACCAAACACTGTCTACAGAATTCCAAGAATACAATGCCCATTTATCTTGTATAGTATTATCAGCATTGACTAATACTGTAAGAGGTCTAACAGATATTGTAGTTGCGTTGTCATATCCGCTACCTGCGTTAGTAATGTTTACGCTTGTGATTTGGCCTAGATTATTAATAATTACATCAAACTCTGCTCCGGTTCCTTGGCCGTTAATTTTAAAACTAGGAGCAACTTTGTAGCCTCGGCCTGCATCTGTGATATTAACTCTAGAAATTCTGCCATTAGTAATCACAGGTGTTAATATTGCTTGCGTAATTTTATTTGTACTAACAAAAGTAAGTTCTGCTAGAGTATCAATTACAACATCGTATTCTTGAGATATCAGTGTAGGCGCATTATCTTTTTGTGTTAGTTTAGAAATATCGTATTCATCAACTATAAGAGTACTAGATAATTGTAGATTTATTCTTTCAATTGTCTGCTTTAATGCTTCAAATCTATTTGCAAACATACTTTGTCTTGGACGATTTTGTACACCATAACGATTTTTAACAGTTATTGTTGGATCTGGCACAGTTCTATTGTTGTCGTCAAAACCTATTAGACTGTCAAACCATTTACGCTCAATATCTGGATCAGGCTTACTTGTTTTTAAGCCGTCTGATATTAATTTGTATTGACTGTGTAAGTTTTGCACTTTCTTAGGACCAGTTGAATATTTAATGTTTAACACTAGGTCATCATTGTCAACAAATGTGTCAAAATTGTTAAGAACAAATTTGTTACTGGATAATAAACTTAGGAATGGATATCCCTGTGTCCGAGGATTTTCAATTAATGCAGTAATATCACGAATACTAAGTTTTCTATTTTCCATTACAGGAACTGTAACTTTATTAACTACCCAGAAGTAATACTTGTTGCTAAATGTTTTGCTTACTTCGTCGTATATAATTTTTGTAGAATATCTAGCATCACCAAATAAACTTATTCCGCTAATAGTAGCAGCAAGTCCGTCGGGTGTATCTGCAACACTGTCCCAGATACTTGGAATAAAGTTACTTTCGACCCATTCAAATACATCAATTCTTGCACCAGGTGTTAATTTATTCCAGTTATTTTTTTGGAAGGTAGTTGAACCTTGATATGCATGTGTAAATTTAGCACTTGATATATTCCACCATACTTGACCTACATGCTTGTTAGTCCACGCTCTGTTCGGATCAACTGAACTATCCGAAGTATTACCAGTATTGTATACTGCTGGATCAAATGGTGTTTTAAATGTAATTTCTTGATCCGCTGGTCCAGCAATTTTACCTTGTACAGGATCAATGTAATCAATATAGCTTACAATACTGTTTTCACGCTTGTTATATAAAAATGCGCCGCGGATATTATCTACGTCTACTGGTGTAATGCCTTCACTAACAACGTTCCATGCAAATGTGTTTTTATTTTTTCTAAAATCAAGTATCTGACCTTTAGTACTATCGTTAAACTGATCTGGCATACCAATGTAAACGTGGTTGCCGTTTGCATAAATGTTCTCACCGAAAGTAGTCTGTGTTAATGGATAAACAAATTGCTCTGAATATATTAAACTATTGTTAACTGTTTCGTATACATAAACAACGCCTCTGTCAAGTTTTACGTTTGCAAAGTTTGTAAACTCCCTATCAAAAGTAGTTGCAGTAACTTCAATATCAGAATACACACTAACGTCAAACGTAGTTGGAATTGTTTGATCTCCATTTAGACTCGATACTACTAAGTTATCAGTTCCAAAGTCCAATCCAAATCCAAATCCTTCACTTTCTTCATTTTGTGGAGGTGTTAGTGTTTGTGTTAGTACAAAAGTGCCATCGGTTTGTGTATAAACATAAACGACACCTTGATTTATTTTGTTAGTATCTACTAACATTGAACTAATTGCAATTTGTGTTCCTAACGGATTTAATACAACTTTATCTGCCCATGCAGTAACATTATCAGGTGCGGTTATTATTTGATCTACTTGATATTGATCGCCGACTGCACGATAAATTACAAGTTTTGTATTTGTTGTACTATCAAGTTCTGCTTCGTGTTGTTTACTTGTTACAACTAGTACTTGTGCATCGTCACTGATGTCAAAGCTCTTACTAAATTCCAATATGTTTTCAATAGGATCAAATACATCCTCATCATAGAACGCATTTGCAGTTAAGTTCGGCAAATACCCTAAGTAGTCAACATCTGTAGTAATTTCTGTCCATGAATTGTTTGACGTACTTGGAATTACTGCATTAGTTGATACGTTAGTTGCTGCTTTCCATAATGCATTGTCTTGTGCAACAATATTATCTTTTTTATAACTATATGTGTTATCAAATACACCACGATAGTTTGAATCTTTACCGTGACTCCAACTTATTTTAGTCCAATAAATCGGATCAACAATAACATTTTGTTCTGTTGTTGTTGCTTTGCGGCAAAGATAATAATCGTCTTTGTATATTACAATATCGCCGATCGCATATGCTGTTAGTTGGTATTCTCCTTGGAAACTATCAGTTGCTTTAGTACCATGGCGGAATATTTCTATTGCACCAGGGTGTGTTCTTGTTTCAGTAGAATCGTCACCGGGCAAGACGACACTATCACTGCCAACTAATAGTGTATAATAGTTTCCAGTTTGAACTATTGCGACGTTGGAGCCAAAATACCTGTTTGCTGCTCTATATTCTGATGCAAAAGTGTGTTGCAGTCTATAAGTGCCATCATTTAATCTTCTATAAATTGCAACTGCGCCTTCGTTAGACAACCCTGAGCTTGTTCCTGTTTTTTCAGCAGGAATATTATAAATTTGTGTATAGTCTTTGTTTAAACTAAATGGAGGATTAGGCAGTCGCTGAATTCCTGCTTCAGTTGTTTCAGCAAAGAACCAGTATTCTTCGTCAACGATTTTTGGAGTTTCAACAATATTAAAATTACTTGTGTGTTCAAACACTACTAATTTACCAATAAGCGAAGTTCCAAGAACAATGCTGTTGTTTATATCAGTAACTGTGCCAATAGTACGGTCAGCGTCGGTGGCGCCACGTAAACTAACATTTGCTTTCCTGCGGATTTGGAAGCGACCAATATTAGACTGTTCTAACCAATCACCTGTTAGTACCTTTAAGTAAACTCTTACATCGTTAAAGTTACGTTTTATAAACACAACTTCAGCACTACTTGTAGTAATAGATGTTAGTGCGAGCCCACCTTGTCCATTGTTAGGAAACTGTATGTCTTCAATTATGTCACCTACTTGCGGTTGAAAGGCAAATCCCTGGAAGTCAAATTCAGTTAGTGTAAAGTCAATATATCCATCCCATAAATCAACTATTGTTTGTTGTTTATTTAGAATGTCGTATGTGAAGCCAGCACTTGCAACGTCGATTACTCTATTATCTAGATTATATAAACGAAAATCCTGTGTTTGTCCTATTGTCAGTGTATCGCTAAATGTTTTGCCTACTCTAGCTATCCATTTATTACTTAGAAGATCTACTTCTGCACCATCTTGTGCATCTGCACTAGACGGATCGCCGCGATATGATAATTGTTCAATATAACTTGCACGATTTTTTTCAGTTACAAAAACACCAATTGCGCCGACTGTATCTTGAATGTTATAATAGTTATTAAGAGATCTTAATTGTATTCCCGGAGTTACAAGATCAGTATCAGTATTAGACAGTACATCAGCATATACTAAACCTCTTCCTGCATCGTAATATGTACCGTTGTTCGAATACGTCGGTGCAGCAATCATCCAGTAGCCTCCGATTGCATCACTTGTAGCATAAGTCGATTCTTCTGTATAAAATCCTACAAAATCTAATTCGTTAATAAACAATTCGCCTGTAATAGCAAAGACACCGTTTGTTTCTTTAAGGTAAACAACTGCACTATCTCTTCGAGTTCCTACATATGCTACTTTAGCACTACCTGTATCAGATGTTACAATGCTACCTACAACTGGCAATGAAACAAATGTATCAATATAAAATACATGATCAATCTTTTCTTGGATAATATGATCTTGACTTATCCATTCAGGAGTTATTTGTGGTATGAGGCCATCAAAAGGCAAATATGCATCTAGTGTAGGGTATGCATAACTGCGTCTGTTCCAGAATAAATTAGCAGTATCGCCTGCTGATGTGCCGATATACATATCTTTTGGAGCACGTACTAATAAATGAGTAATGTTACTATTGTTTAAACCAGAATCACCTGCAACTAATAAATTTAAAGTTGTACTATCTGCATCAGCAGTACTTGCAATATTTACATATGTATCGAATGTACTAAATGGTTGATTTGTAATTTGTGGCAGAATTTCTCTGTTTGCTTTCCACAAACTTTCTCTATAACGTACAATATCATTTTTAATATATGTTGCATCAGGTTGGAAATCAAACGTGCTTAGTCCTGTGCTAGCATCTGTTTTATATGCTAGTCGAGTCTTAACATTGCTTGCTTGCGGAATACCTGCAATTAAATATTCGCCGTCTGGCGATACTGCAATGCTTCTGCCAAAGTCTGCATTAGTAATATCAAACAATTCTGCAGGACTATTTGTTAGAGTCCATTTTGAAGATGCTAGGTCAGCTTCAAAAGATTCAGAACTAATGTGTTGCACTGCTGACGTGTAGTATCTCGGTATACTATTAATAGTATATACTATTTTTATACCTACTGTATAATTAGTATTTTCTTTCCAGCGGTCAGCGTCATCGAGTGTAATTTCTTGGTCTAATACTAAGTTAGACTGTTCTCTGGTTCTTCGATATACAGAAATTTTACCATTTAAATCATTTGCAGAAGACACAAACAAATTAGTATTATTTTTTGTTACTGCTACACTATTACTAAACCCTTGATCCGTACTGTCGTACTCTGATGGATTTATAATTTCTTGTGAATTTAGATATACAGGATTATTTTCTAATACTGCCCATTCAGAATTATATGTATCTATCCATAATTTTTGTTTACTGTATATGTCTTGCGCTGTTGCATTATTAATTCCAACAACATCGTCTACTCTTACAGTTCTTAAAATTGATACGGCGAACTGTTCTTCTTCAAAATCTGCTATTTCATTATCTAGCGGAACTCTTATACGGACAGTGTTTAAATTAATGCTATCAATTTCATATAATCCGTTAGCAGAATACGCTTGAGCATTTCGAATGCCTATGTAATCTCCAACATCTAGTATTCCATTTGCCCATTTGTCTAATGTAATTTCGACCAATCTTAAATTGTTATTAGATACTTCAGTAATAAGAGTATCCGCACTAATGGCATTTATATTTGCGTGTACTAGTTGTTGAATTGTCCAAGATTTATTATCTGTATCTGTTACCCATATTGTTGCACCTAAACTAATTTGATTACTATCTATTGCTGATAAATCTAAGAAACTATTGACAATAAAGTCTACATCGTCTTCATTCGCATATCCTGACGTTCTAATATACTCGTTAGTTAGCGATTTAGTTGGCAACGGTGCATGTGCATAATTTGCAGGACGATCATATACTTCGTTTGGTAGTATTCTATAAATCTTATCAAAGTTAGTTGCAGGTAAAGTACTTACAAGTTCAACTGCTTGCGGAGACTCTTGCATTTTATCTTGCTTTAAGTTGTATTCGACTTGTTCAACATCATCGACTGCTCCGTAACGACCAACTTGAATTGCCCACTCTTCGTAGAACTCTAAGTTATCGGCTGTATTACCTAGTGCATCAAACAATTTAGTAAACACATTCATTGTGCCTTTGTCTGCAATTGCGCCTCTGTAGAATTTAAACTGACTTACATCATCATTAATAATGTTAGCAAGGTACTGACGCTTTTGATATCCTATCAAATGCTGTGCCATTTTTTGCTGTTCAGTATCAAAGCTATCTGAATCTAAATCATAAAAGTCTGTAAACTGTGTAACTCTATAATCAAAGTTAGTCATTAGCTGTGACACTGGCTTTTCGTTTAGCTGATACCAGTTGTTAGAATTAAAGTTTTGTGAACCAGTAACATTAATAGTTGCTACATAATAATATTGTTTATATTTTACAATATCGCCGATACTATAATCTTTCCACTGTGACCAATCTGTAAATGACGCATCGTCATATACAAATCCTGGAATATTTAATCCGCCATTCCAGTTGTCGGATCTGTAACCATTTACTTTAATACGCTCTTGTCTGTATCCAGTGCTTGGATTATATATTGCATCGTTAAAATCTGTTGTATTATCTATTAACACAACATGTTCTTTTTGTACTAACGGTAATGCTATATGATATAATCCTTCTTCAGTTCCAACAGTTTCAATTCCAAAATTATTTTGATCTCTTAGCAAACTATTAAATTCTGAATCTAAGAATAATCCATCAGCTTTAAAAATGTTATATCCATAGAAATCATCTTTAATATTATCAACTATATAATAGTCTTTCTTAAACTCAAGTAAATTAGCGCCAGGGCTAATTGCAATTAAAGAACTATTTGCCCAACCTTGTGTTGTCCAGAATAAGAACTGCTTTGCTGCTTGATTCCAGTTTTCAACTTCATTAGAGCCTTCAATCACATTTTCAAAGCTAAATCCAATTTCTTGTTGTCTTACACTATATCCTAATATAAAGTCAACAACATCTTGTGCTGTGTCCAAACGGCTTCCGTATTGCAGAGTCTTAGTTTCAGTAGTAACAAAATTTTTCTTAAATTGTGCTATTCTTCCTCCAGTTAATGGCAATGCAGGAAGTTTAACTATATTATCAGTGTCAAATGCTCTACTACTAGTAAACGAAGTAATAACTCTATAATATGCATTATTATGTAATAACACTTCTCCACTTATATAAGATTTATTATTGTCCCATAGAATTGCCTTTTCTGATATGCCTCCAACAGTAACAGTAGATGCCGATGAACCATTAAATGGTTCATAATATTCAAAATAAGGCTTTTCTAAATTATATCCTCTTACAATATATCCTAGCTCTGTTTTTTCAATAATAATACCACTATAAACTACTAGTTCAGCAGGACTACTTGTATTCAAGAATACTTGATAGTTTTCTTGGGGGACAAAAATTCCACCTTGGGTAGTAGATTGGACAGGAGATCTGCTATCGAGTATTAAATTAAATTTTTCTTTACTTGTAAATCCTGCAATTTTTATACCTATTTGATTTGTAATACTTGCAAGATCATTTACATATCCATCATATACTGTTAGAATATCACTTGCTACAAGATTATAGATATAGTTTACTAATCCAGATGTATTAGTACGGATAGCTGATTGAAATGTATTTGGTAATTTTAAATCCTTAATTACAATTGGAGAATTTGTATCAACGTTTGTCCACTGATTTGCTAGATTCTTAGATATTCTAGAAATATCAAATCCTAGTCCCATTGTTTTTGCAGGCTTGTTTAATAACATTGCAGTTAGTACAGCAAACGGGTACTCAGAACTTTTGCGCCATGCATTTTCAATTGGTGCTTGGTCTCCAAATTTAAAATTTTGTGTTGCACTTTGTATTTGGAAGTCTTTGGCATATTTACTATCTAATGGTGATAGTAATTTTCCGGTGCTATCGACTGGTATATAGTTAGTTAATCCAGGGCGGGCATATTTTAAATTAATTCTAGTATTTTTAGGATCTGCAATGCGGCCGGCTTCTAAGTCTCTCCATAGCACTAAGTTGTCACCTGTGTAAGGTGCCGGTCCGTAAACAGTATTCCACCAACTTGGTTTTGTTGTTAATCCTAACATTTCCCAAGGATGGCTGTGTGGACGATCAGTATCAAATGCTGTTACATATAAACCTCTCCAGAAGCCTGGATTTGTATTTCCGTCCGGAGAAGTAGTGTTTGAATAATTAAATGTCCAGTTATTATTTCTATTATAGAATGCATTTTCAGTATAAGATGCATTATTTAAGTTTTGCTGCAACCATTGTTGGAAATCTCCTAACAGTGTGTTGTCTATTTCAGTTTTAGTAAATTCATTTGTTCTAAATTCGCCGCCGACAAATGCATTAATATCTAATCTATCAGTTGAATATTCAGCTTTAATATTATTAAAAATTCTTTTTTCTAATTCTAATAATAATTCATCTCTAAAATCTTTATATGCCTTGATATAACTGCCATCGTGACCTCTAATAAATGCAACACCAATTGGATATTCATCTATTTCAATATTGTCAATGCCAGCAAGTATTTCATCAGCAACAGGAATGTAAAATAGTTTATTCATCCCCGTAAATGTGTAAGACTTTGATAATGCTCCTAAACCAGCTGCACTCTTAGTAGTATAAACAGGATAGAACCAACCTCTAGTACCAGTTGCACTATCTTCTCCGTATACTTTAAATGGCCCAGTCGTCTCTGGCTCTGCTGCAAGTACAGCATCATCAATAGTTAATTCAGGATAATACTTAGGATATAAGCCTAATTTAGTCGGTGTTGGTGCAACAAAACTTCCGTCAGTAGTTTCGTATTCATGTATTTCAATTACATCATTTTCTACTTGTCCGGCACTAATTGAAATATATCCTGTTAGATTAAAATTATAATCTTTAATATTTGTTAATTGTTGACCATTTAAATATACCATTACACTTTTAGTTGATAGTGTAGTTAGATTAAAATTGTCGGTAATTGGATAATCTGTTACTCTAGAATCTAATACTTTATATTCAATTTTATTAGATGCTCCTGTAGCAAGCATATCTGAAAAGTAAAACGGCTGTGACTTTATTTTATCTGCATTTATTTCTCTTAATATAAGATCTACGTGAGTTTTAACAGGACCGTCATAGCCCATGGTATTAGCAGTATCTAAAAAAGTTTTCTTAAATCTTGAATATTCCTTCTTAGAATATTTTAATGCTTTAACAATATTATAATCTTTATTAGTTACGTGATATAACGGTAGATTAATTGGACCGCTATGCTTTACAAAACGCTTACCAAATTTATCAAGATCGCCTAGATCTCGTAGATTACTTGATCCTAAATAGTTGCCTGCATATCCTGGAATATCTTCTAGCATACTATCAACATGATCTATAACTTCACCAAGTGTAAATTGATTAACATCGTCGTTAAGCGGGTTACGTTCTAAATTGTAGGGGAATTCATAATAACCGTTAGAATTTTTTATAGTTTTACTATCTGTTTTAATTTTAATAACATCATTTGCTATTAAATCTTTTGTAAATGTAATAACTGCATTTGTATTAGTTTTATCAATTGTATAATCAGTATTAATTAATTTTAATTTATTATTAACAAATACAACTACTTTTAAATCAGAAATACTACTTGAATTATTATAAACATTAATTTCAAAATTATTAAGTTGGATGTCAGTAGCAGCATATTCTTGTATAACATACTGTTTACTAATAGTTGGTGTACTACTAAATCCATTTACATATATAAATTTAGAGAGTGAACTATATTTCTTTAAATATCCGCCGCTAATTCCTTGTGTAAATAACTCAGTATCAGTTTGATAAGTGAATGTATCATTTAATAAATTAAAGTCAAATACAATGTCGCCTGAATTATTAATAGATTTGTAATCTAATGCAAATCCTAGTTCATTATCTACAACACCTTCTCCTACTGCATACGAAAATAATTTAGTACCGTTAAATGTAGTCGAACCATAATATGTTTCATCGCTATAACTATTACCGTTTATATCACAAACAGCAAATCTCGGTGGCTGATTGCGTATTGTTTTTTCTTGTGCTGCTGTCCACTTTTCTCCGTGGTAGTGATAACTTTTACCTGCATTTTTTACACCTTGTGTAACTAATACAGTTTCGAGATCAATTGGAGTAGTATCAGTAGTTTCAATTAAACTAATTTGTCTGTTGTTTCCAATTTTAATAAATTTAACTTGATATATTTTTCCACTTACTAATACGTCTGTGTCTTCTGTAAATAAGATACGCATATTATCAGCTAAATTAATACCATCGATATTATATCCTGATTGTCCTTCAATAGTACTAAAAACATCAGTTGTATACGTATCGATTAAATCAACGTCTTGTTTAGCATATGCTCCAAAATTGTCTAGTTTCAAGCCTGCTTCAAATTCTATAATAGGACGGTTTGCACGACTAGATTCATCTACGTCACGCGGCAAATTATTATACTTGAAGCTTTTTAAAATTACATCTTTATGATGCCATCTGTTATAACGACTCCATGCATTTCTATCAGGACTTGCTCTATTAACAACAATATAATCTTTATCTGCTGCATACGCCGATGCATCACTAAAAGGTAATGTATCAAAGTTGTCACTATCAAATGCTATCTGTACGTTATCACTGTATGCTGCTGGGATAATTAAATCTTGATCTTTGATTAATTTAATCTTGTCGCCGACACCTTCAACATACCAATCATTAGTATCATATTCAATTGGTAGTACATCGCCTTGGAATCTAATTTTCATTCCGTTAGACAATTCAACACCATTTGCACTTAGATATGTTTTCTTACCTAAAATTTCTTCTTGTACATTAAGGAAGGCGTTTTCTTCAATATCATAAATTCTAAATAAACCGCTGGTATCTACTGCATTTTTACTAATATAATATAATCTGTCAGGCGCATTTAATGGAATAGTAAATTCAATTGTACCTTTTTCAATATACGCAATTGCTACTTGTTCACCTTCTTCACCTAATTTACGAATACCGTCTGGATAAAGAGTTGACACATTATCATCGGCAGCAAATGTTACACTGCCACCGCTTGGTAGAATAATGTATTCTCCTTGGTCATATTCATTACCATATAATGTTGCATCAAATAATCCCTCGGCACGTAACCCTTCTGATCCTGCTGTTAATATTGCAGTTCCTGGAGTAAATGTTCTGCTAATAGCAATGGCTATTGGATGACCAGGAGTATCAATTTCAAAACGGTATGTTTGACCGCGGAATAATTTTAAGTTAGGATTGCGTGTTAGACCATCATTAAAAACATAGGCAATATTGTCACCTTGATCTTCTGTAGTAACAGTATATGTACTAACAATATCTCTGCTTTGTCCTCTTACAGGAATACTAATAGGGCCATTAGGCATCCAGTAGTATTCGCGGAAGTTTACAAACTTATCCCAATCAATATTTGGGTTCCAAGCATATGTTTCCTGGCTGTTTAACCGACTGTGATTAGCTGTGTTTGCGCCGAATACGCCGAGTTGGCCCATATAGTCGTTGTAGTCTTTGTAGAAAGTTACGTTGTCATAGTTGTCTTTGATAACTGTTGCAGGTTCTAACTGATAGTTAGTTCTATCAGATGTTACATCGTCAACATAGTTGTCTGTAGTTTTGTATGCTTTAGCAGTTGTTCTACCATAATAACCATTAATCTTTTCAGCAACGCCAGGCTGTATAAGTTGATCAAGTGTACCTTGCAAAAACTTCTTATTAGCTTGTGTTCTAAAGAACTTAGGTAAAAAATCACTCGAAGTAATTTTGTTGTTCTGTCCCGGAACAGGTAGTGCGCTTTCGGTTTGATCATTCTTAGCCATTAGTAACTGTAGCCTCCGCCTGTTGTATTTGTATTAGTTGTTGGTGTTGATACACTGCTCGATATTCCTGATGTTATGCCAGTCGATACACTGTTAATTACTGCACCGCTAGCTTGTAGATTAGTTGCTGTTAGTTGATCAATTGTTTCGATGTCACTCACCTTAGCTGCACTTGCAAATATTTCATCTGGCTCACTCTTTATTTCAAATAGGCTACCAAACGATTGTGTAGTTTGGCGCGGTACTATTAGTATACTTACCAGTTTTGGAGACAGCTGGTTTATAATATAGGCACTAAGTTCTTGGAAGTAAAACGTTTCACCAAAGTCCCAATTTTCAATATCAAAGAACTTATTAATAGCTTCGATTATGTTTGATTTAAGTTCGTTGTCATTAATAACTATGCTAGCATTTTTAACAATCTTAAATTTAACTTGTAGATCAGGAGCTGCTTTATCGCCAAATAGTATTTTATATTTTGCAGGATGATAAATTACTTCATCGCTAATACTTTTTATTTTGTTTATTTCGCCGCCATAACTTCTAAACAATTCGTCATTGCTAGGCGGCATTGGTCTAACTCCTCGAGAGCCTGTAATAAATTGTTTTACTTGTGTATCGTATGTTTTTGATAATATGTAAGTGTCAATAATATTACTTGCACTTGGATCAATTCTATATCCACTGTCTGCAACATGGATGTAATGGAACTTTAAGTCTGCACGGCCAAAATATGATTTATAGTCTGTATTAATTGTAGTATTGTTTAATGATTTATTAAGCTTTCTAAATATACCTTCATCGATTAGATAAAAAATTTGTCCTTCTAATCGTGTACTATACGGCGCAATTACTGTTTCATTTTGTACTACAATAATTTCAGCATTTGTGTTTGCAAAATACTTAAAGTCTTCTACGCCATCAGTTGTAGTATATTTCTTTTGAAATATAATTTTATCTGCTGTTGCAATTGCAGTATTTTCTTCGCCAACAATTTGTTCAAAGATGTCAGGATCGTCTACAACTCCATCGTCGTCTAAGTCAATAAATTGAACTTGGATTTTTCTGCTGTCTAAGTATCCTTCTACGTCTCTGTATGCATCTGTAATAGTCCAATTAAAATCTCTAGTAAATGGAGTTAGTTCGCCTGGTTGGCGATTAATATTTAAGATGTCAATCTTATCTCTAACAACTTGCCCTGTTGAAGGGTCATAAATTTTATCAGCAGCATCAAAGAAGAATCTAATTTCATCTGCACTTTCCATTACATAGCGCAAATTGCGGTATGTAATTGTGTACTTTTCGCCATCTGTTTTAAAGTAAAGCATCCAACTTGCATCTAAATTTTCACCTGTTATGTCTCCTGCTTTACCAGTAGCAAAGTCGCCAAGAGTATTAATGTCTTCAGCTAGTACAATCTTCCACTGTCTGTTGTATTGGTCATAACGTAAAGCGAAATCTTTGTATTCAAATGCTTGATCAATTAATTGTGTTTTTATATCATTAATTAATACTTTAGAAAAATTAGGTATAACTTGTTCTAAAATTGCGCCAGTTGGGATAACATCATTTAATTTTATAGGAGCAATACCGTCTTCGTTAATTACTGTTCCATTACCTACAACAGACACAACTTTACACCATTTATATGTAGTTTTACCTAGGTGATCAGAATCTCCGTCATCCATTAGTGTTCCGTCGGGCATAAAGTGTTTCCCAGACGGTGCTACAAATTTTAATAGTGTGCCTGCTTCTAATAATCTTAAACTATTAGCAGTAAACGTTCCTACTGTATATGAGTTTCCGTCTACATCATTAAATAATCCTAATGTCTGATTAGTACTTGTACTTGACTGTGTCCACGATGCATTAAGATCACTAACAATGATTTTTGGATATTTTGCAAGATAAAAGCTTTGGGCGTTGCTACTTCCTAATATGCCTTCAATAGTATTATATATAACGCCTTCGATGTCAGTTTGTGTTGCAAACGTAAATGACTGCTTTTCTGTAAATTCTTCTTTGTAAATTACACCATCGTCTGAAAAAAGACTTGTGTTTGAATATTTTCCGCTGGCATCCTTCAAGTCAAAGAAACGACTTATGCCGCTACTAATCCTGTTTGAACTTTTAGTCTTAATAATATCTTGACTAATTGCAAGAGGCCCAATATTATAATCTTCTCCTGTAATTAATCTATTTTGTGTATAATATGTTGCTGGAGCATTTTGTTTAATTTCTGTATCGGTTTCTGATTCTGAACTGTTGCTAATTGTATAATTTAATTTAAGTCCAATTGTAAGTACCTGGCTAGTTCCGTTTTTTGATTGGTACGGGATTTCTATACTTACTGTGCTTATTGCACTAGGAGTAATTACACTACGTCTATTATTGCTAGTTCTATAATATGTCTTGAAGTTTCCAGCAGGTAAGTTACCAAATACACCATCACTAAAGTTTAAATTAATTCTGTCGCCAACTCTAGTAGTTACTGCAAATACATCTCTAGTTTTATTAAACAAACTATTATAGATAACATTATTGCCTTCTGTTGAGTCAATCTTTTGCCATTCGTTGCTTTCAAAGCCTGCACTGTTTAATGCAAATAACCATACATCACTGTCGTTAATATTTTCAGCATCAATTTGTACTGCTTGATTTGGAGTTGGATTACTTACTGCAAAGTTTCCTGTCTCAAGTTTACCTTGACGGAAGTGCATAAAGAATCCAGTATTATTCGATCCTGCTCCTTGTCCATCATCTCTAAACAAAAATGCAGGACTGTTGCCTGGCAACGGTGCTTCTTCCAAAATAGTTTGATCTAAAATATCCGAACTTACAATTTCAAATCGTGTACTCACACCTTCAATGCGCTTAGTAAATGGATAAATTGCTTGTCCAGTGTTTGTAGCATTTAAGCGATATTTTTGTGTTTGCACGTCTGCAATCAACGAACTCTTTAACGGATTACCGATTGAGTTAGATAATGGCAATGCTGAATTTAAAATTTTAGTAAACTGTTCAAAGTAATTTGAATTAGTTTGGTCATTCCACTTAACAGTAATGCCTGCCATGTTTAAACCATTTGAATCTAAAAGATTTTCAGTTGTTTTAATTGTGTCAAATTTAAGCAAGCCGTTAGCTGCTTGATTACGTCTTGGATTATAAGACAGCATACGTGCTAGACGTAATACACTTTCTCTGCGCTCTGCTGTTTCAAGGAAGTTTTCACGAGCGTTTAAATCAATACGGAATGATAAGTTTTGCCCAAGGAAAGCAATCATATCAATCAGCGCAAGGTATTCACTTGATTCAATGTAATCGTTAAAATCTTCTGGATAGTTTTGACGCAAATAGTTAATCATTGTGCGTCTTAGATTATCAAAATCGTAGCTTTGGAAATCTGCGTTTCTAAAGCTTTGGTAAATTCTTTTCCAGTCCTCAGCTACTAGTAGCCTTGACTGTCTATCATTTGAAGACATGTGCATTTCCTTGTTTATTACTAATATTTAGCTGAAAGGAAAAAGTGCGTATTTAATTTTTAGGGTTACAAAAGGCCGTTTTCTTTGTCAAATTTAAAGCGTAATTGATCTGTTACACCAAAAGGTAATACAGAAATTGTACAATCGATTTGAATACCTTGCTCGTAAGTATCAATAATAACATCTTCAGCTTTTATCCTAGGATCATAGTTAATAATCCTAGTAACGTCTTCAATTATTGCTTCTTGTACTTCAACTGTAAACGGTTCATAAAGTATATCCCATATAATAGTACCGAACGTAGGATCACTTAGTTTTTCAGTTTGACGTATATGAAAATGATTAATCAAGTCTTGCTTAATAAGTTCAAAATCGTAAACACTAAAACTTTTTGCATCTGCAACTGTCGAAAACCCTCTATATTTTCTTCCAGACGATGCAACTTGTTCGGGCTGGCTTACAGTTACTCTTTTGTACAGATTTTTTTCTAATTGGCTCATACTATATTTACCTTAATTATTGCGGATTAGAATGGGGTGATACTGTCTGTGTAGCAGCACTATTGTCTGTTGGATCTACCGTTGGCGGATTAGCATTTGCCGCATCAATTTCTTGTTGTAAACTTCTAAGTGCATCTGCTTCTTCGTTATGAAATCTATTTACAACAGATTGTCGTACTGCGGCTGTACTACTAGGGAAGTGAGCCATGCCGTTGCCTCGGCGTCGTTCAGCATACACTGCTCTAATTAGGGCAGCGTCAGTAGGAGCTGTTGTAGTCGGCACACTTGGGGGATAATTTAGAGCCGCTAATGCATTTTCAAATATTCTCCTACCGCCGCTTCCTTCGCCATGTTGTATTGCAGAAGAAAATAATGCCTGTTTTACTGTAAGAGATCTTTGGTCAACATCAAGTCCTGTACGGTCCAATACTTGTTTAACAACAGGGCCATAATATCTTAATCCTGCATATTCACTTTGTACCTGGGCTCCTTGATCAGTTCCCATTACTTGTTGCCATGCTGCTTTATATGCTGCTGTGCCTGCTTGTCCAGCTGATGGGCCGCCAGCTGCTGCTAGTTGCGATTCTAGAGCAGGGTGCGCTTGGGTAAGCCATGCATGAAAAGCGTTTAATGCTCCGGTATTTGATGCAAGTTGATATTTTCCATAACTCCAGCCGCCGGTTCTGTCATTTCCAATAATTCCCGGGTTTCCTCGAGATTCGTATTTTTCACTCAAAGATCCGATACCCGGAGTATAATCATAGTCACTGGTATAATTGCCTGGCGGCACAGACGGTTGGCCGTTGCCGCCTACGCGACTGGCACTGCCTGTACTTATATTGCCGCCGCTTCCTTGCACATATGCACTCGATGTTCTGCCTTGTAAATTTTTATCAAATGTATCCGGGGTAAGTATACGGTCTGCTGACGGTAATCCGCCGGGTGTTTCTCTATCTGTAAATATTTTCTTAAACGCCATTGGATCCATATTTTCGTGATGTGGCCAAGGCTCATGTTGCGGTGCTCTTGTAAGTATACTATCGTATCCGTTTATAACTCCGCCAGGTTTTACACGCGGTAATTTGTGTGTACTTAACGGCTCTACTGCGCTTGCTGGGTTTGCGGTAGGAGCGGTTGGGCCATTCATATGTATATACGTTGCAGTTTCTCTATGTTCCTTTGCACTATTAATAAATGTATTGCCAGCGGCAGTAAGTCTGTTGTCTTGACCACTTTTAACATGCAATGTTTTTCCAGTATCAATATGTTGAGACTGATTTACTTTTATGTGTTGATTTTGTCCTACAGTAATTTTACTATCTTTGCCAACGCTTAAATTAAAGTTATTTTTAGATTCAATCTGTACTCTGCCGGTTTCTCCTGATTTGCTATTTCTTCCTGCTGCTTTAATATTAACGTTTCTGCCTGCTTCCATATTAATATCACGTTCAGCAGTAATGTTTAAATCATTCTCAGTCATAATACTAACACTATCTTGTGCATGAATATCAATTTTACCATCGCTGGTCATTTCAATCCACGTAGATCCACGAGCATTTCCAATGTAGATTAAATCTTCACTGTTATGCATTAGTATTTGATGACCAGTTCTAGTTCTAAAACGCATTAATTCGTTTTGTGGAATAGTTCTATCACCGCCAGGTTCATTATTACCTTTGTTTTTGTAAATAGGCGGACCATCTTCTGCATGAGTTGTACGTACAAATCTTTCGTCGCCATCGTCCATTACAAATGCACTGCCGCCTAGTCTGTTAGACGGAACACTTACTTTATTACCTGCTGTTCCAATTTCTACAGTTGGAGAACCATCTCTGCGATCTTTTGGACCAGGTGTACTTATACCAAATACTGCACTAGGCATTTCACGCCTTGCACTCGTTGTAGTTGTGCCGCGAATTTCGTCATTAAGTAAACCTTGTATTTCTAAAGATTCTGAAAAATCCTTGTTGTAAGGTTTGGCAAACAACGTAGGATCTACTTTAGAACCACTTTCAATTGCTTTGTTATATTCGCCTACTGGCAGTTTTCGGCCTCTTAACGGAGGAGGTGTAATTTCAGTTGTGTTTTCTGTAGATGCCCTTCCATCAGGTATCATAAAATTCATATAGTCTGCAGGTATACAGCCGATCCAATAGCCAAAGTTTGCATTTCCTTCAGCAAATATAACAAGCACCTTGGTGCCTACATCAGGAGGCACCATCCACATGCCGTACGACTTTTGTGTGTGTTCGTATCCATCATTTGCTGTGAGTGCAGCGTTAGGTGTTACTCCGTAAAATGGAGAAAGGTACCTAACATTAAGTAACTGTCCACTACGTTCCGGTGTGCTGCCTGAGCTAGTATATTTTAATAACTCAACAACAAGACCGCCCATATATTTTGTATCTAAGTTATTAACTACAATTGCTTCAAATGGTCCAGAATCTTTAAATGCAACATTCTGATTGCTAGTAGTTCTTGTATATGTTCCGTTTGCCATATTATTGTGGTCCTGTTTGAGTTAACATTAATTATTGAGGGCCTACTTGGCTACCTGCTGCTTCTGCTTCTTTTCGCTGTCTTAATCTGCTTCCTGATGCAACTGTAGTTGAGCCAACTGGAATACCGCCGTCTAACGGTGGTGTTGTAACTCTTGGAGTTGTAGTAGGAACAGATGCATTGCCTGCTGCATTCATACTTGATCCGCCACCATTAGGAGTAAACACTTTTTTGCCACTATTAAAATCATATCTATCAAATCCTCCTTCTAGTGGCTCGTATATATATACATTTGCACTGCTATTAGTTGGTGTTGTTGACTGTCCTGCTGTAGGTGTAGAAGGTTGCTGAGTTACTGTAGTAGGTGCTGTTGTGGCAACTGCTGGGCCTGCTCCACCAAAGGCATCTAATGCATTTGCAGCGGCACCTGACGGTGATGATGTTTGCGCAGGAGGAGTATTTTGTTGATTGCGACCTCTTGGATCGTTTGCATCTGGATTTGGTATTACTGATGAAGGAGCAGCAGCGGCAGCCCTAGCTTGTCTCATAATTGCATCTTGGTAAGGAACACTTGCAGGAGGTGTTGCTCCGCTTCCACCTGCATTGGTTACTGGTGGATTATTAGGTAAACATGGATCAGTACCTGTTTGAGCGCCTGTTGCTGATGCTGCTGACGCAGGACCAACTGCTGGACCTGCTCCGCCGAAGGCATCTAATGGATCTGCTGCACCAACTGCTGGACCTGCTCCGCCGAAGGCATCTAATGGATCTGTTGCACCTACTGTTGCACCTGCTCCGCCAAATGCGTCTAATCCCACTTCTGCAGGTACAGTTTCACTTTCTGTAACTACTCCGGCAGCACCTACTTTAGCAGTTGTAGTAGTTACAACTGTAGTTCCTGTAGTTGTACTCGTAGTAGCTTCAGATTGTGTTTCTGGTCTATTATCATCTCGTGCAGGATCAGGAACATATACTCGAAGTCCTTGATGCCTTGGCAACCTAATTGCGCCATCAGGCTGTTGAGTATATTCATTTGCTGTACTAGCCCATCTAGTTCCAAAGTCTTCACGTAACTCATCGTAATAATCAAGTAATGGCATTATATCAGCAGTATTATTTCTATTCCCAGCGCCAAAACTTACATGTTTTACTACCCAATAATTTTTATTGTTAGGATGGAGTACATCTTCGCCTTCATTGTCAATTACTATAACTAATCCAGATTGTCCTTGGCTTATAAATATTTCAGATCCAAATTCATACAGATCGTCAACATTTTGAAAACAAAGTTGTCCGAGACTATTTCTCCACGGTGCACGTGTATCTGCTTCAACTGTGTTTTCTTGATCTAATTTTCCTGCTGATTCTTCCGGCAAGCCTACATCATCGTCATCATCTGCCATTATATTATCCTAATAAACTTCTAACTCTTGCGGTTGCTGCGTCTGTTGCAGCAGAAACTCCTTGATTTGCAGCAGTATTTACGGCACTACTAGCTCTTGATGCTGCGCTATTGACTGCTGCTCCAACACCGCCAAATGCATCTAATGGATTTGCTCCGCCAATTGCTTCTCCTACGCCGCCAAATGCATCTAATGGATTTGCTATACGGGGTATGATCTTAGTTAAATCTGGTACTGCTGCTATTCCAAAATCAACGCCCTTTACTGCTTGAGAAAATTGATCTCCAATTCCGCCAAAGGCAGCAAGTTGGTCCGCTAGTTGATCAAACGGTGCCGATAGTTGTGCTGCTATATCTGCTCCAATTGCAGGATTTATTTTTCTAATGTCGTCGCGGGTAGGCGCTGGCATACAATCTGTGCTCGGTTGTCCACTTTGTCCTACTGTGCCATCTGACTGAACTGTTGCTGGACCAGTCTTAGTAGTATTATCAGGCAAAATTGATCCAGAATTTGTATGACTTGATTCGTCTTCTTGGCCTCTCAATCTAATCATTTTAAGTGTTTGAGTAAATTTGCCGCCGGAAAATTTACTAGTAGCTGCCCAAATTTGAAACAACCCGCTAAATCCTGGAACAACTAAAGGCATTTCCATAGTTGCACCTGTAACTTGATAATCAAAAGGAGATCTAAAATATACATTAGCAAATACAGGACCTGTCATATATGCCATTGTTCCGTCATCGGTTATTGTAGGCGACTTGCCGCGACGTGCTACATAATTTCCAGTTTCTTGCGGAATGAAATACGGATCTCCCATGATTTCCATTTCAGCTTGTACCATATCAACTGGTAATTTTGTAACAGTGTCGTGAAATATTTCAGCTATTTGTCGACGTACATCATTATTATGTCCGCCGCCGCGCAAGCCAATGTCTCCTGTGCCTAGTTCTGCTGGCGTATCATCGTTTGTTCCTGTGCCAGTTGGCAGAGCCGCTGAGGTACCTTTATCTCCAGTTTCTTGTGTAAGTGCTGTTGAGCCTGCATCTGGATCTCTGCCGGCGGCAGGAGTAGAGCCAAAATCAGAAGTTGCTGCTAGTAAAAATGATTGATTGAATGTAAGATCAAAATTTAAAACATCTTCGTTTTTGCCACTATAAATATAATTATATACTTTAGAAGCAGAGTTTTTAAGTCCTTGAATATTGCTTGATTTTCTATCGCCTGATATGTGAACTGCTTCAGGTACTTCATAAGGCATAATACTATACACATATATTTTTGGACGTCTACCTAATTGTGCTTCAGTTAACGGACTTTCACCTAAATAAACATGTGTATCAATTTTAAACCATTTGTTTAATCCATTTGTCGCGCCTTCAGTTGCTCGTTCAGCTGCATAAGTAGATTGTAAAACTAATTTTTCAATAACAGTAGTAATTTGTTCTCCTTGACTAAATTGAAAATCTCTTGCTTTATCAGCAGGCTGAGCTGCTATAGAAGCAGTATCAACTATTCCAGTTTCTGGATTAATTACCTGACTTGCATCTGCTTCAGCTGAGTTTCCTGGAGCATTAGTGTCTTCATTAAGTGTACTTAATCCTATTGCATTCATTAAATTGGTATCTTCGGCAAATGTTTTAAGTATTGCATAGATATTATTAGGAGGAGTAATAGTTATAACTGTTGGATTAAAAGCAGCTCGTAATGCTGGATTAGTTTCTGCTAAATTAAATCCAGCACGTTGTTCTTCTCTTTCTTCAGCAGTAGTAGTAAATGCACTATCCTGCACAACTTTAGATTTTAATGCATTTTGTATAGATGCACGGTCCTTAGGAAAACAAATTATATATCTATCATACGGAGCAAGTGTGCCGGCCTCTTCTAATGCTTCAATTTGACTATTAACTCCAGCAGACACTGATGTATCATTAGTTTCTAATACTTCGTGTAATCTTAGTCCTGTGGCTTTAACTGGATTTTTAATTTTATTAATATTATCGGCCAAACCAGTTTCGCTCATTGGAACTGCACTAACTTGGTAAACGCTTCCTTTTCCAGAAACATTAAAATCCATATTAATTATTTGTATAGGTATAAACATAGGTCGTAGAAGAAAGTTTGCATCAGTCTGACCGTCCAAATTCCATCCTACAAAATCAATTCTTATACAAAATGGTGCATGATTGAACCCCGAATATCCTGCTTCTTTTGCTGATCCTATAACTGCTTGTATAAAATTACCCATACTATATGGCTCAGTAATAGTGAAATTCATCGTTGCGCCAGGTGTAACTCGTGTGTTAGGATTTGGAGAAATTAGTGATTCAAATTCTATATCATCAATATAATATTCAGCGTGTTCACTTTTGCCAGCTCCAGTTTCATCAAAAACCTGGTATCGCTTTTCTGTGCCGCCGCTGCTTTGTACTATGAAATTTTTAAATCCAGTAGATCTATATATTTCAGGATTATTATATTCTGCTGCATCAAGCACACCTAGCGTAATTTTATAATTAAAACTATTATGATCTCTTAGTGGATTCGGTATTTTACTGTCTGAAGATTTGTCGTTAAATGAATTTGTAAATGTATTATCAATAAACTCTGCGCCGAAATCAGTTTTTCTAAGTTCGTCTAAATATTGTGATTGTATTAAAGATTCTGCTTCGCCGGTTATACCACTAAGCTCTGCTAATCCTCGTTCTACAATTTTTAAAGGATTATTTGCTAATCCTGTTAGTTCTTCAGCATTTGCAATTAAACCGCCTAATTTATTTTGTATTCCGCCTAGTAATTCATTGCCCAATGCACCAGTTGCTGCGCCTAATAATGCGCCTTTGGTGCTTCCTCCAGATAATGCAGTGTTTATTAATTTGCCTCCGAGGCCAGGCACTGCTGCACCAATACTGTTACTAACAGAACTTACTACTGCAGATTGTAGATTACTTTTTAAAGAGTTGGTTAAACTAAATCCTGGCATATTATATTCCTAAAGACGAGCGTAATGCTTTTGGATCTGGTAGGAAAATCTTAGTGCCAGCAACAAAATCAAACACAGGATCTTTCAGTAAATCTAAATTACGCTGTGCAAATACCCACCATAAATCCTTTCTACCATATATAATATGTGCTAATAAATCAGGACGATATGTATATTCAGACGTAATTGTAAATAAAATATCAGTAGTGCTAGATGGAACTGGGCGAGGTTTTAAGATATCTAAATATCCTCTTGGATTAATTGGTGTATTCAAGTACGGACTTAAATTATTATCTGCCATTATACAAATCCTTCATTGCCACCAACATGCTTTCCGGCTGCAAAGTCATTTAAACTAAATCCTGATTGCGAACGTCTTGCATATTGTGGCTGTAATGTAACTGTAATCGAACTTTGTGTAGGAACATAATTGGGCTGTCCATTTACTACAGCTTGTATATAATCTACATCTACAGGTAAATCTGTGGTAAAATTAGTAATTACAACTGGTATGTTATTTAAAACGTGTTTTCCGTATCCATTTAATCTACAAACGACTGGAGGATTACCTAAAGGATCGCTTGCGCCATAAAACATTTTAGTTGCAGTTCTTAAAAAATGTAAACAGGCAAGCCAATATCTTGCATCTGCTTCGTTTTCTTGATAAAACTCGCCGGTAATTGTTATTGCATCAACTTGACTACTTTCATATGCATTATATGCATAATTTGTGTGTGTAGGCTGTAGTTGAGAATAATTTGCACTATGACTTAATAATACTGTAGGATTGAATGGGAATACCATTTTATTTCCTGTGTCCCAAGCAGAGTTTGTATTTGCTAATCTTAATGGAGCAAGTATATCGGCGTTTGATCCTTCTCCTGATAATAAATCAGGCACACTAATACTAACACGCCAATCACCCGGAGTAGTTGAATTATTATTAACAGAATCGCTGATAATTGCTCTCGAAATTGTTCTATTATTAATCGACGAGCCAAAGCCGCCGGTTTCGTTAATAAAATTAGCAGCAAGTTTTCCTAAAGGGCCAAGGCCACCTAACTTTTGACTAATAGTGTCACCAATAGCACTCTTGACAGCACTCTTAGCATCACTCACAATGCTACTTAGAAAGTTTGATGCTGCTTTTTTAATGGTAAATTTTGCCATAATTTATTTTACTCCTACACTACTATTTAGTTGACAAAATTATGTGTGTATATTATAATTATTCTTCGGTTGACATTGATACAGTTAGCGTGTATAATATAAGTTAACTATAGGAGAGAATGATGCGTCCCAAGAATTATCTTAATAATAAAGACATACTTAAAGAAATACACAAATCAAAAAATAAGTTTAACAGTTATTTAGAACCAGAGTTTGGTCAATATGACATTATTTTATCTGATGTAAGTAAAATTAACCGGCTTACTGTTGCAGAAGCAAAGCGTAATAAAGCAAAGAAGATGTCATCTGCTGAATACGAGCGCCGTAAAGGTCTTGGTGAGAAGGTTAAACAAGCAGAGTGCGAAACACTTGCATCTGAAATTACAAAAGAAGAATTAATCTTCCGTGTAATGACATTTGAACACATTCCTGACGAGCCCGGGCGCAAAAAGAACCCTAAAACAGTTGCTGATACAAAAGTTAAACTTCCTTTTCCACCGTTTAAGCATTACAAGTACAATGACGAAGGTGAAATTATCCTAGTAGGCAAAAGCCACTGGGAAGGTGGCATGGACAATGGCAACTTTAATCACAAGCACGGCAAAGCAACAGACAACCTTGCTATGATGTGGCTAAAACTTGTCGATAGATATGCAACTCGAGGCAATGTACGTGGTTACACATACAATGACGAAATGAAAGGGCAGGCTATTTTACAACTTTCACAAATTGGACTACAGTTTGACGAATCTAAGTCAGATAATCCATTTGCATACTACACTGCTGCTGTTACTAATAGTTTTGTACGGGTTATTAACATAGAAAAACGTAATCAAAACATTAGAGATGATATTTTAGAGATGAACGACTTATCTCCTAGTTATACAAGACAGAATCAAGGCGAATGGGAAGCAAGTGTAAAGCGGAATGAAGAAGCACCGTTAACAGAATACACCGGAACCAAAAAATAGGTTGACAGGTGTCAATAATTACTATATACTTTAACAAGTAATATGGAGAACTAAACTTGTTTAAAAAAGCTGCGGTATTTACAGATATTCACTTTGGTTTGAAAGGCAATAGTCGTGTTCATAACGAAGATTGCGAAGAATTTATTGATTGGTACATCAAACAAGCACAGGATGCCGGTTGCGAGACTGGCATCTTCTGCGGTGACTGGCATCATAACAGAAATTCGCTTAATCTTACCACTATGGATGCAACAATTAGATGTATGGAAAAGCTAGGTGCTGCATTTGAGAAGTTTTACTTCTTTGATGGTAACCATGACTTGTATTATAAAGACAAACGTGATGTAAACAGCACTGCATTTGCTAAACATATTCCAGGTATTACATTTGTAGACGAAATTCTTATTGAAGATGACGTTGCACTTGTTCCTTGGCTGGTTGGAGACGAGTGGAAGAAGATGAGTGACATAAAAACAAAGTATTTGTTTGGTCACTTTGAACTTCCTAGCTTCTATATGAACGCTCTAGTGCGTATGCCAGATCACGGTGACTTAAAACCTGAGCATTTTAAGCATCAAGACTATGTTTTTAGCGGACACTTCCATAAAAGACAAAAACAAGGTGCTATTCACTATATCGGTAATGCGTTTCCACACAACTATGCTGATGTTGGTGACGATGACCGTGGTATGATGATACTTGACAAGGAAAATAACAAAGAGCCGGAGTTTATTAACTGGCCCAACTGTCCTAAGTACCGTACTGTAACACTTAGCAACCTAATTGACAACGCAGATACCTTTATTAAGAGTAAAATGTACTTGCGGGTAACATTAGACTTACCTATTAGTTATGAAGAAGCAAGTTTTATCAAAGAAACATTCATTACCCAATACAACTGTCGTGAAATTACACTAATACCACAAAAGCAGTTAGAAGAAATGAGTACAGAGCTTGATATTGCACAGTTCGAAAGCGTAGATCAAATTGTAAGCAATGAAATCTCAGAACTAGACACTACTAACTTTGATAAAAGTTTGTTGCTGCAAATATATAATGGACTAGAATCATAATATGATAAAGATTAAAGATCTTACCGTAAAAAACTTTATGAGTGTGGGCAATCAGACTCAAGCAGTAGACTTTGAAGGTGAACAACTAACACTTGTGCTAGGTGAGAACCTAGACCAAGGTGGTGACGACAGTGGATCACGCAATGGTACTGGTAAAACTACTATTATTAACGCATTGTCCTATGCATTGTACGGAAAAGCTCTTACAAACATTAGAGCAAACAACTTAATCAATAAAACTAACAGCAAAGGCATGTTAGTTACGCTACAGTTTGAAAAAGACAACAATCAATACCGTATTGAGCGAGGACGTGGGCCTAATTTCTTTAAATTCTACATCAACAACCAAGAAGCATTAGTAGACGAGTCGCAAGGTGACAGTAGACAAACACAAGACGATGTAAACACACTGTTAGGTATGAGTCATGACATGTTCAAGCACATTGTTGCACTGAATACCTATACAGAACCGTTCTTGAGTATGAGAGTTAACGATCAAAGACAGATTATCGAGCAGTTGTTGGGTATTACCATCCTTTCAGAGAAGGCTGATGCACTTAAAGAGCAAACTCGCCAGAGCAAAGATGCTATTACCGAAGAGACTCTAAAGATTAATGCTATTCAAACTGCGAACGAAAAGATTGAAGGTAGCATCGACGGACTCAAGCGCACACAACGTGCATGGATTGCTAAGAACAAGCAAGACCAAGACAAACTTGTTAGTGCAATTGATGAACTTGAACACCTAGACATCGAAACTGAACTCGACTCACATGAAAAATTGTCTAACTGGACTGAACACAACAATGCCATACTAGCACTTAGAAAAGAACTAGGTACACTCGAGCCTGCACTACTACGTGCTACTAAAAGTGTAGAGAAGGCAGAGAAAGAGATTGCTGAACTAGAAGATGCAACTTGTTATACATGTGGTCAAGAACTACATGCAGACAAGAAAGCAGAGATTGCTGAACGCAAAGGCAAAGAACTTGCTGATGCTGTGTCTTATCAGTCCGAAGTTGCTGATAAACTTGCAGGTGTGTTAAAAGCACTGGAAGAGATTGGTGATATCAACGGCAAGCCTACTACATTTTATGACGCAGCTAAAGAAGCATACGACCATAGAAACAATGTAGACAATTTGAAGAAGGCTCTTGAAGATAAGAAGATCGAAACTGATCCTTATGAAGCGCAGATTGTAGATCTAAGTGAAAGTGCGTTGCAAACTATTGATTGGTCAGTAGTAAACGAACTTACAAGTTATAAAGAGCATCAAGAGTTCTTGTTAAAACTATTAACAAACAAAGATAGTTTCATTCGTAAGAAGATTATTGATCAGAACCTAGCATATCTAAACAATAGACTTACATATTATCTTGACAAACTAGGATTACCGCATCAAGTGTTGTTCCAAAACGATTTGAACGTTGAAATTACTCAACTAGGACAAGACCTAGACTTCGATAACTTGAGTAGAGGAGAACGCAATAGATTAATCCTAGGATTAAGTTTTGCATTCCGTGATGTATGGGAAAG